CCGCCAGGCGTCCATCCGGCCCTGCCCAAAACGCAATCGCGTTCGGCCAGCTGTTGTATCCACGAGCGTCGGATCCAGTCGGCATCATCGACCTCGCGGCAGAATCATCGATCGGCGCAAGCGGCGAAGGCGATCGGTCTCCCTAGTCCCCAGCCGGTCACGACCGGTCAACGCTGCCGATGATTGCGGCTTGTCGGCAAGCACGCTGTCCATTGCACCAAAGTCATAACGCTCAACTGTTGCCCGACGCCGAGCGCGACCAGCTCGTGACCATGGATGCGGCTTGCCTTGCCAGCGGTTGGGATCAGACTGATTGCACAGCCGATGAGCCCATGATTGACCAGGCGGGTAGTAGCCACCATCGGGACGGTGGGCCAGGTGCCAGCCCGAGGATGGCCCATGTATGGGACCGTCCCCATAACAGCAGAGGGGTGGCTTACCGGTAGCCAGGGTGGCAGCGAGATGCACCCCTCGGATCCGCTTGTGCCCCCGGCCATGCCTCGGCCCCCTACTCATTGCGGCACCATCCTTTCGATTGGACCCACACTGATCATCGCCCCCGTCCAGCCGATTACCTCGATCTTCTCCACGATGAAACGACAGATCCGTGCATCATCCCGAATCAGACCAGCATCGGTCAGCGCATCCTCGGTGGAGCGCAACAGTTTGGAGCCATCGGGCTTGGTCGAATGCCAGCCCCGTCCCACCAGGCGCAACCGCTTCGGTCGGGAAGCAGGCATCGGCATCCGGAACCTGATCGTCAACTCCAATGGGCCGTCGAGCGGCGCGGGTAGCTGTTCAGACTCAACGGTATCCCGAGCCACTTCGGCTACCGCGGTGCGCCAGGAGCGCAGACGGACCCGGCCCATCTGGCTACCGCCTTCGATGGCGTGAGCCTTGCCGCCATGGCTGACGACCGTCTTGGAACCTTGTGGAGCAGGAACGCCCAGCACTCGGAAGGTGATCACTCGCCATCCTTTCGGTGCTTGCCTTTACAGTGAGCGGTCATGCGGCAGCGCAGCCCCGGCACCGAATCGTCTTTCGTCTTGACGAGCCGGTTGACCGCAATCCACGTCCCTACGCCGCATTGATCGCAGATCGCCCAGTGATGCTTGTGCGTGCGGATCTTCGGCTTGCCGTCTTTGCGCTTGCCGGTGCGCTCGACGTAAATGGCTGGCGCGGTCATAGCTCGGCCTCATCGACACCGCCACGATGGTTCGGGTTGAGGCACCGACCCTCATTGGCGCAGGCAAGCCCTCGATCAAACCGGCACCATGGGACGCCATCGGGTGAGTACCGATTCCGGCTCAATCCCTGCGCCGGCCCTACAGCGTAAGGCTCATCCGACCGCGGACACGCGGACATGTCCGCGCGTGACCCTTCCCCAGCCTTCTTGATACTGAACATTTTCATCATTTGAACTGGGCTTTCACAATCGCACTTATTCGCGGATTTTCACTCCACCGCGGACACTGTCCGCGTGTCCCCGTACAACTGTTCGTACTTTGCGGCTCGGCCTTCCCTGGTGCTCGCCTTCGGAGATCTCGATCTGTCCGGCCGCCTTAAGGCGATCCAGCGCATCCTCGAAATGCTTACGGTCCCGGTTGGCGAGCCCCTTGTTGCGCAGTTCCGATGCTGGAAACCATTCGGGCGCTGACGGCAGCCGAGCCTGGACGATCAGGTAATTCTCGACGGCACGGCACACCCGTTCCATGGTGTGTTCGAAGCGGGTTTCCTCGGCGGTGGCCTCGCGCTCGCCCTGCGCCTTGCCGCGGCCCACGTTCGTGCGGGCGCGGTCGGTTTCGATGGCCGCCTGTGCTCCCGCCCGGGTCCCGTCCGAGACACCGCCGATGATGCCGGCCAGCGACCAGTCCTCGACGTTGAGCGCCGCCCGACCGTCGAGCACGGCCAGGATGGCGGCCACCTTCTCCCGGCACGCCATCCCGTGCCCCGCCAAGGCCTCGGCAGAACCGTTGTCCCGCAGCCGGCACAACCGTACCGCCTCGATCTCGCTGGCGATCTCAGCGGGAACCTTCATCGTCACCAGGCCCCGGTAATCAGCGGGCGGCCATTGCGGCAGCTTCCATTGCGGTTGGATCGGTTCGCCGGGCGCATCGGTGGGCGCCTCGGGGTCGGCTGCCGGCAGCCAGATGAAGCGTTGGGGCGTACCGGCCGCAGCGTCGTCCAGCAGCACCCCGCAGTGCATTGGTTGGGCGCCGAGCACTAGACACAGTCGATAGGCGTGCTTGTTGACACGCAACCGGCGTTCCCGGTTGGCGTAGGCGAAGCTCAGGTGGTTGCCCGACCAGCCTTCCCGCAGCAGTGGCATGAGCGTCGATGCGCTGCGGCCCCTGAGCGCGCCGACCGTCTCGATCTCGGAGTTGACGAACAGCACCGACGTGTTGTGTTGGGAGATACCACCGGGGTCGTCCGTCTTCTTGTCGGGTGGTCGGTATTCGACGTACTGATCCAAGATGCCTTCGCCCGAGCCGAGCCCCACGGTGCGGTACTCGATCCCGCTCAGCTCGATCGCATCTTCTGAGGCCGAGATCGCCGCGTCCTTCCCGGCGCCGGACGGCCCTACCAGACAGACGTAGAGGTTGAGCGACAGGCGGGAACCGACCAACGGTGGCAGGACGACGAAAGGTGGCGTCGCCGCACAGACTCGGGCCAGGACCACCGCCAGCATGGCCCACGGTGAGCAACGCCTGGCACGAGCGAAATCCCTGACGTGCGTCAGGATCGGCCGCGCCGTCCAGAACCGTTCCAGGCCTCCGAGCTCGGACGCCGCGTTTACACGCGGTTTGCCGTCTTTCAGCTTCCTGGCCGCTGCTCCCGCGGCAGACAGATCGCCACCGTGGGTCAGCGTGGCCCAGGCCCGGAACGGCGTGTAGCCATGCGGCTCGTCGGGTGTGGTCGCCTCGAACGCCGTGGACGTGGAATAGACGAACAGACAGCCGTGCCTGATCGTCGCTGAGACCGAGCTGGTTGCCCCCGGGTGGCGCCAGCGGCTCCCATCCTGGTCTCCGTCACCCGCCACGCAGACCCAGCCCCTAGGCGCTAACACAGAGGCCAACGAGCGAGAGTCGCTGAACCAGTCAGCGATCGAGTCGGGATCTCGGTACTGCGGCCCTACCGAATTACCGACATGCGGCAATTCATCTTTGGTTAGCAGCTCGGCCAGCATGGTCGGCATGGGCGCGGGATCGAGGCCTAGCCCGCACCCGGCCTTCCAGCGATAGGGCTTGGCGGTCTCGGGATGCGGCGACGGCGGCAGGATCGTGTACCGGTGCTCGTGACGCAACAGATCGATGCCGGCGCTCCAGCGAGCTTCGAGATCGGCACCGAGGCCGTGTTGCTTCGCCCAGGCGTCGAGCTTGGTGACGGTCAGCGCATCGGCCGGCCGTTGGAACCAGACGTGCCCACCGCCATCATCACGGCCCGAGAAATGCGCCCGGGTCACAAACGCCGGCAGCTCAGCCCGCAACGCCTTCCAGGTGTCCTTGCCACCGTGCCGGGGATCGATGTCGAGCAGCAGGTGGTACGGGGAGATGCGATGACCGATCAAGGCCTCCGGCCAGCGCCGCCACCACGCCTCGATCTGATCCAGATCGGTGGTCGCATCGAGCTGGGAGTGCAGCGGTGCCTTTCGTCGATTTGGATCATTGGACGGATCTACGGGAAAGATCTCCAAACCGAGGCCGGCGTAGGCCAGCGCGTGCTCAACCAGATTCGCCATGTTCGAACCGAGCTGATCGCGCGACTTCATATAGATCACCAAACACGTGCGATCTATCCGTCCATCCGTTCAACAGGAGTGTTCGGACAGACCGCCAAGACCACCCGCTGAGCCACGCAGGAGCGTCGGACGCAATAGGCTCGCTGTGATAATGCACACCCATCTGAGCGACGCCCCAAGGTGATGCCTCAAGATCACCTTTATGCATGTGAAGTCGTACAGGGCTAGTGGCGTGATCTGGTCGGGGAATCGGCCCAAACATAACCAGGTCATAAGCGCCAACGTTGTCGTAGCCGCATCCGCCCCCACCGTTGGTTGACAGGTGTGCGGCTACGTTTAAGAGTCGAACGGTCTCATCAGACGTCAATGATCCTTTGACTTCAACCCACACCTGCTCCCCAGGCAACCAGAAATCAGGCAGGTAATGAATTGGTTGGCATTCGATGGGTGAGATGCAGAAGCAGGGCTCGTCTGTTTGACGATGTTCTTCACATGACTCAAACAAGAGATCGCCAAGACGCCAAGAGCACTCGAAGCCCTGCGGCTCGTATTCCCAGGGGATTCCGAGCGCGTCGAAGAACACGGCCCACCGAGCTTCGAGCCGACTACGGAACCGACATCCGGCATAGCGGGTCTCGATCGCTTTCATGGCGGCAGGCTCGTGAACGCCGGCGCGCACGCGTCGCAGGCATCACCGGCCGCCAGCAGCGGTCCGTACTGGACGATGATCGGTGTGAAGTCGACGACGCCGCGAGCACCGCACCAGTCGCAGCGGTCGTCCTCGTCGGCTGGTGGGTTGCGCTTGGTCCCAGCACAGCGCCGGCAGTCCACCCGTCGCAGCGGCAGCGCCGCCAGTGCCGGCTGGGCTGGGGTTCGGCGCAGATGGATGCAGGAACGGAACTCCCACACCGTGGCCAGCAGCCGGGAGACGGCCTCGACGCCTTCCGGCGACCAGCGGTCACCCTGTATGGGGCCAGTGATGCCACCGCATCGGATCGGTTCGATCAGGGGCAGGAGGACGGCTACACGATGCAGCCACGCCTCGCTGTCGCGGGCGGCGGCGGCGGATTGATCCATGGTCGCCGTGTCGAGACACGCTCGGACCTCATCGGCATGAGCCCGACAGTCGGTCACGAACCGGCGGGAGACGATCAAGCGATCTTGGTAGACGTTCATGGTGCAGTTCCACAGCCATGACAGCAGCCGGAGCCGAACGTCCAGCACGCGCAATGACTGCCCCACTCGGGACACCATTCAGGCCCAGGCGCTGGCAGGGTCCGCACCGCGCCGAGACACCACTGCCCGGCGAAGTTGCGCCAGAAACCCTCGTGCAGTGCCCAGGCCGGAATCGTGACGTAGCAGCCGACGCAGGTCAGGTAGAAGTCATCGTGTCCGGAGAACAGCCGGACGGCCAGCCAGCAGTGGCCGCCGAGTGCCAGCGGTGGTCGGAACGATGCGGGATGCCGGTAGGCGTTCATGCGCTCACCCGAGGCCGCCGCGGAGACCGGGGGACAATCTCCACGGCGGCCAGTCGGGAGGTCTAGTTGGCCCGAGCCCGAGTTGCTTCGACCAGATCGTGACCGCTGTGCGCCACCGTCGCGAGTGCCGCGTGGATCAGATCGGTCTCCTCCTGCGTTGGTAGGTCCTGATCCGTGGATTCGATGAGGATCAGCGCCGTATAGGCGAAACACGACGAACGGAGCTTGCGGATCAGCTCCTGCTCATCGGGTCCGAGCTTGAGGATCAGTTCCCGCTGTTCATCAGGCCCGAAAGGTCCGTTCATGCCGACCTCCTTGTCACGTAGCGAATTTCCCGATCTGTCTCGACGCCCAGCAGGAACACGAGAGCGGCATCCTCCAGCGCTTGGAGCGATCGACAGACCGCCATCTCTGCCAACTCGGTTTCGTCCGCGATCTCTTCGACGGACAGGCCCGGATCGTTGTCGATGGCGTCGAACACGAGCTGTTGGGAGAGCGACAGCTTTCTCATGCTGCCTGCTTTGCGGCCATGAGACTGCAGCCGGACTCGGTGATCAGCGCGTAACGGCCTTGTGGGCGAGACCAACGAACGAACCCGAGTTGCACTAATCGGATCACGGTGGCGTGCCGGATGGTCGGCGCGTCGGCTCGCCGCCGAGTCTTGCCCGCTACCTCGACGGCCACATCCTCCTGACGAGCCAGCTCGACCAGCTCCAGCGCCTTCCACTGAGCGTCGGTGAGGGTATATCGCACCGTTCTCATGGCGCCTCCAACGGGGTGCCGCAGAACGCCTCAGGGAAGCGGCCACGCAGCGCGCACGTCGCTGCGATCCAGCGCTCTGCCAGGAATGCGCACGATCGCGAGGTCGACTGCAACCGCAGCGGCAGATGGTCGTAGCTGAACCAGCGATAGATCTGCTGTGTCGCAGGGTGGCGACCGCTGACGTCCAGGCCGCTCATGACAGGTCGGCAGGCACGGTGCCGCCAACCTCCACGACGCCCAGCTCCTCGCCGTTGTCGAGCAGTCGGAACACGATGACGGGCCGGCGCGCGCCTTTGGGGATGGCGGGACAGCGAACCTTGCCGGCCACCCGATGGGCGGAGATCGCCTGGCTCTCAAATATCGAGCCGCACTGCTCACATACGGCCCGGCGCTCGACGTTAACAGTGATGGCAGCCATCACAGATCGTCCTCGGTGACGGTCTTCTTTGCGGCCTTGCCGCGACCGCTCGTGTCCTGCTCGATCTTGATGACCTTGCCTTTGTTACCCTTGTCGGTCGGATAGGTGTCCACATAGGTCAGCCGCAACTTGTCCCCCCGCTCAGGTTCGGCCAGAAGCAGCCCGCGGTTCAGATTGTCCACGCTGCCATCGACCGTGACCTGCGCGCCCGTCTTCAGCCGGACCTGCTGACGATCTTCGGACAGGTGCGTGTAGTTGTCGCAGTCATCCACCAGCGTGCCGACGACGCGTGCGACCTTCTTGCCGTTGGGCGTGGTGCCGCCTTGCGGATCGAAGGTCAGGACCTCCAACTCCACCTGCTGGCCGAGCTTGCCCCAACCGATGAAGGTCGTCTGAGTGTCAACGGTTCTGTATCCGGGCATTAGCGGGAGCCTTTCTGTGGATGGATTGGATTCATTTGCCTGCCATGCCGAGCTGCGCTCTGCCTGGCCGCGCGTTGCCGCGACGGATCGCGCCGTGCCTGCCATGCGAAGCCACGCCAAGCCATGCCGTGCAACAACGTGCCCTGCCCCGCCGAAACGAGCCGCGCCTGCCGGACCACGCCATGCCACGCCGCGTGAGGCCCTGCCGTGCCTGCCCCGCCGCACCATGCCTTGCCAAGCAATGCCGGGCCGCTCCTGGCCGGGCCGCGCCGTGCCTGCCTCGCCTCGCCATGCCGCACCCCGCCAAGGCCGCGCCGCGCTTTGCCATGCCGCGTCAGATTCACGCGTCATCTTCGAGGCTGCGCCGAACCATCTCGGCAAATTCGGCGAAGTGCTGCCAGCGCCGCTTGAGCTGCTGCCAATCCCGTTCCATCTCGGCCAGCAGGATTCTGCGGGTCAGCGGATCTTCGGCAACCTCTTGCACGGGCATGTATGCACGGCCCAACTCGTCAGGCAGTGAGTGGTATGCCCGAATGCGCTCCGGTGGCTGAGCATCCGTGCCGGGTCGATAGACGACACGGCAACGGCGGATCAACTCCCGAGCTTGGCTCAGACGCCACTTTTCGGCAGCCTCAATGTCATCCCACGTGAACCGGCTATGCAGCGGATGATCGGGATCGCTCGCTACCGCCACGAGCACAGCCGGCGTGAGCCGACCTTGATCGCGGCGGATCTCGGCCAGGATGTCGCGCAGGACGATCGTCGCGGTCGTCACTGGATGACCTCAACGTCGCGTGTCTCATCGATGCGGTAGGTCCCGAAGTCGCCATTGCGCTCGGGTCGCCACTCACCAACTCCAACACCCATGCCGCCCGCATCGATCAGCGACAGCAGTGAGCCACGGGTGAGCGCCGACGTGACGTAGGTGACCTCCAGGACCGTCGACCATTCCTCGAAGATCGGTCGGTATCGAAGATCCGTGCCGCCTCCACGGCCGCTCAGGCGGACGACATCTTCTCGCATCCGAGGCTCGCCCGTGATAGGCGCTAGCTGCTGGCCATCTTCGCCAGGCTCGCCGCGGAAGAACATTTGCTGACGGAGCCCGACCATCGTGACGTCCTTGCCGTAGAACCGAGCAGCGCCGACCGTTGCGAGCTTGAAAGCGACCACCGGAAAGCCATAGCCGCCACCTTTCAGCCGATAGAACGCTGCCTGATAGTCAGCCTCGGGATCTCTTGGCTGCTTGGGAGACTTGCGGCCCTGCTGGTTATCGAGCATCAGTCGCTTGGCCTTCTCGGCGAAACGGCTGACGATCAATGGGCTAGTGCCCGCGATCGGAACAGCGACCGTCTCGGCCGGAATGGGATTGATCTGCACTTGCGGGGTATCAGTCATGAGCGGGAGTCTTTCTGTCTGGTTGCTTTCGTCTGTTTGGGAGCGGTGGGATCGGACGGCCCGAACGGCAGCCCGAATTCCATCTCGACCAGGTCGCACAGGCCGATGACGACGGACAGCTCATCGTCTGTGCGGGGTCCACCTTTGGGGAAACGCGGGATCTCGTCGCGTGCTGACCAAAGATCGGCCAGGCGCTTGCGCGGTGTCATCCCGTCGTGAACGGCAGTCGATACCTTGATCGCAGCGACCCGAGCGCTTGCCCACATCTTGCGAAGCTCAAACGTCTGAGGGTCAGACATCGCATCAATGACGATGCGAGGTTTGTCGTCGCCGTTGGGCGTGGGATGGGGCGCAGGGGGATCTTCGGACGAAGGAGGTACGTCCTCCCCACCCTTGCCGGCGCTGTCTTCACCGGTTGACGCCCCATCCCGGCCAGCCCCGCTGGCGATCTCGAATTGCGTCTCAGTGCGCTCACAGATCTCCGCGATGCGCGCCAGCTCGGCCTCGGTGCGCGGTCCGCCTTTCGGGAAGGTAGGAACTACCACCGGCCAACGTGCCGCCAGCCATTGGCGAGCCTGCTGCGAATGCGCCTTGATCGCCTCGACACGGGCCCGCACGGCCGCGATGGATGACGGGGAGGGAGCCGTAGCCGTAGCCGGGCCTGAGACGGCCGGCTCATCCTCCCCGTCGCCCGCGGCCGATGTCGCTGAGGAAACATCGAACACGGGGACCAACTGCGCCAGATCCTTGCGCTTGCGCCAGGCCCGGATGTCGAACGCGAGCTGCACGGCCTCCCAGCCGGCCGCGATGCCGATCTCATAGATGCGGCACTCGGCTTGTCCGGCAGGGATGTGGAACACCATCGCCAGGTCTTGATCGACCTTCGGCATCTCGGCCCAGTCCTTACCAGTCCACCAATGGGTCGAATGTGCATAGAGCGCGAGTTGCAACGGGATGTCGGCCATGCCATAGGTCAGGACCGTGTTGACGACACGTTGACTGGTGATCTCGCCGGCGTCGTTCACGTTGTCATAGGTCTTGTCGGCCGCGGTCTTGAGATCGCCCACCCGCGGCAGCGACCAGAGTCCGTTGGACAACCGGTCGATCATGCCGGCCACGCCCAGATCGGGGATGATGACCACCCGCTCGATCCAGCCGACCGCGGTGACGACGCCGGCCGCCTCAGTCGCCTTGCGGTAGGCGGCGATGTCGGCATCGAACGGCGCCGGGATCTCGAACTCCTCACCCCGGTCCGCCCGCTCGGCAAAGGCGTGCAGCGCCGAGCCGAGATCGGCGCCCGATAGAGAGTCGGCCGCCTCTTTCGCCCGGTCCGCGATCTCTTGGAGCGTGCGCTCATCGTTACGTCTAGCCGCGGCCGCCTTGGCGAACAACGAAGGACGCTGACCCATGCCGTAGACGATGTTGCGCTGGTCCCACTTCTCCAGCCCGAAGCGATCCTTGAGCGTCCCGGCGATGGTCGTGACTCGCGTGAAGATCCGCTTCTCGCCCGTCTCGGGATCGGGCAAGACATAGCGGCCCCAACGGTCGCGGGGGATGCCGTCGTCGCCCCGGCGGACTTCGACCTCGTGGAAACCGTCGTCGGTCATGCGATCCTCAATCCCAGCTCGACAACCATGTAGGCGGTAACGCCGAGGCCAGCGAATCCGGCAAGTAACACCACAGCGCATCCAGATGGACGGGCGTGCCGCTCGCTCCAGCGCGTGGGCTTGGTCATGTCAGTACGACAGCGACGCCGTAGGCGAGCGCCGCATACGAGGCGAGGCCGGCCAGCAGCATCAGGGCACAGGAATCGATCTTGTACTTGTCGGCAAGCATCGAAGCGACGATGAGCGGCAGCGCCAACAGCATCAGGATCGGATGGCCGGTCCCACAACCTGGATCGTCCCAACTGTGCTTCGGCATCACATCGTTCCTTTCGAGTACCGCCGGACCTGCTGGCGCCAGAAATCTTGGAGTGCTTCATTCATGTCCCGGTTCTGCGCACAGAACATCTTCCGCAGCCGCCTGCCTTCCAGGTCCTTGGTCGTGGTCCGGGTCTCATATGGGTCGGTCGGCCGAGGATGGCGCTGCGCGCCCCGGAGCTGATGCCGCGCCAGTTCGAGCATGATCTGTTGGGTCAACACAGGACCTCTCCTCGCTGATACTTCGCCTCGGCCCAGGCCCAGGCGTCTCGCTCGGGCATATGCGGATGTCGCATCAGCGCTCGCAGCACGAGATCAGCGATCAGCCGGAGCCCATCCGTGCCGTAGATGCGGCAGAGCCGGCGTCTGGTCGCGCGTTCCCAACGCCAATAGACCTCGTCCTGCTCGTTCTGCTGCCATTCGGCAGTTTGGAGTTCGCTCACGACTCATCAATCCAGTCGATGCGGGTATGACCCTGGTGCCCGTGGATGGCATGCACGTCGTGGATGGAGCCGAACACGGTGGTCGATGTCGGCTCGGTCGCCCAATGGATGGCACAGACGCCGTCGGGGAATCGCACGCCCCAGGCGACCAGGCCCCACGCCCGAGATCCCGGAATCCCGGAATCGTCCTGGAGTCGGTTCAGCACGAACCGTTGAGCAGTCGCCGACATCGCTCAGCCCACCCGGTAGCTGTTGAGAACCCTCTTGGCGAGCGCCAATACGTGATCGCGGTGGCCGAGGCACGTATTCGTGGCCGGTTGGCTCGGCGTGTACTGCGCCCGCGGCGGACGATGCTCGATCAGGCAACGGGGAATGATGGCGGTGAAGCGGCCATGACGCTGCTGCGCGTGGTCGGTCGGCTCGCCGATGACCGCCCAGCCCCGTTCGTACTCGGTCACGGTGACTGTTGCCTTGCGGGCATATCGAGGGCCGGTCTCCAGCACGGTCGGATCCACAGGGACCGCCGATCCGAGCTGATCGGCCCCGAAGTCGAGTAACGACATCTTGGTCTCCCATCTAGGCACGGATCGGTCCGCGTATCGATCAACAGCGATTGTCGGCGGCATGCGGACGATGGTCATCGCCAGCTCGCGGGTTGACCGCCTGGTCGCCGGATGCCGCCGACCTTGCCGAATCGGTCAATCACAGCGCGACGGGTCACGCCAAGCGCTTGTGCGATCTCTGCCCACGAGGCCGGATAACACTCATCGTGACGAAGTCCGGCAACGGCATCGATGATCGCTCCGTCCAATTCGTTGCGCAGTTCCACCAATGCCGCGAGCGCTGCCAGGTCACCATCGGTGCCGACTCGTCGTCCCAATGCCTTAGCGATGCGCCGAATCCCGCCAAGCAGATCGTCAATCTCGACGTAATCCCTGGACAGTGATGAGGAACCTTCATCACTGGATCGGCTGACATCCCGGCCAGACACATCCGGTACCGGCCGATCGACAGCGAGGCCCTGAACGGACGCCATCACGTCGCCTCGGAAGGGGATCCCGCAGCGGGAGCGGGCGGGCGGGCATACGCCCCCGCCACGGGAAAAATGGGAAAGTCGAGCCGGCGCAACAGATCGGCCGCGCCGGAGGAGAGGGGAGGTACGTCCTCAGGCTCCGGCGCGCCAATCTCGGCGGCCCATGTCAGGGCCTCGGCCGCGTTCATGCCGAGACCTCGGTACGGAGGATCTGATCCCGCTCGACGCCGAACGTCTCAGCGATCGCCTTGACGTGGCTCGGCTGCATCCGGCCCGAACGCAGGGAGTTGTAGAGGACCCACTGCGACACGCCCGTGCGCCTCGACAGCTCGGTCACGGTGTCAATGCCGTGCTCGACGCCCAGCGCCGTCAGAGCTTCGACATCGATCAGGAGCGAGCGCACTTAGATCAACCTAGACCAGCCTAGGCCAAATGGCAACCCCCTCTGCTTTTGCCAAGTCAGACCAAGCTATGCCAAACTCCTGACGAGAGCGTCAGTCACGAGCGTTTGGGGGAGCGCGTGCGTGAGCGTCGACTTGAACTCGATCTCTCGCAGCGAGACGCCGCGGCCCGAGCCGGGATCAGCAACCAGACGTGGCTGAACGTGGAGAACGGCAGGAGTGCCAACGAACGCTCGCTCGCCAAGATCGAGCGAGCTCTGGATTGGTCCCCAGGCACGGTCGATGCCATCACCGCCGGCACCGACCCTCCATCTCCATCAGTCGCTGCTGCGCCCCTCTTGGACGTGACGGTACTCGGCAACCTGACACGGCTGGCCGAGGTGCTCTCAGCCGAGGATCTGACCCGCGAGGAGATCCAGCGAGTGATCGACGCGGTGGTCGAGATCGTCAGCGATCTACGGCACCAGCGTCAGGCGATCGGCTGACGCCTCCTCAATGATCGTGTCCACGATGCCGAGCGCATGTACTCGGCGCTCCAGGTGAACGATCCTGCAAAGGTCCCGGCGCGGCGAGACCGGGAGAAGCAAGCCTAAGAAACAGGAGATACATCCACCAAGCCCCGCAGAAAACCACACGTGGGTGCCACACCGGAGCGTGGCACCCACGTTCAGAACGTGTAGCACGGGAAGCCCTTGCGAGTACCGCAACGCAGTCCCGCCATGGCCTCAGGGCACCGCAACGCGGTCCTCCGTGCCCTTGACGAGCCTAACAACACTTACGTGCCTTCGACGCGCTCATGACCCGCCAGCAACGGTTGACGATCGTGATCGCGCCCAGGCCCACGATCGCAACCCCTAGCACTAACGTCGCCATTCGATCTTGGTTGTCTCGTCCCAAGCGATCTGCCGCCTGCCTTTGCCCACCGGCTGTATCACCACAGCCGCGATGAGTGCTGCCACCATTTCACGCCGAACCTCAGTGCTCAGACCATCCCACCATTTGGGGACGCTCTCAGACGCCGGCACGTCAATGGCGATCGGCAGGACGGCGCGCCGCAGCTCGCGCTCGGCCTCAGAGATCCGCGGCAGCAGGTGAGCCTCCATCTCGGCGTATGCCTGTACCGAGAGCCCTCCGGCCTTCCACCGCGCCATAGCGTCGTCCAGCTCGATCCGCAATCCATCGGCCCGAGCTCGAATCTCGTTTACACGCGGGTCCTCCCGGCCTCGGAGCTGGTCACCGACGTCGGGCAGGCACAGCCGAGCTACGACGGCGGCAGTGACCCAACGGTCAACATCGGCGGCTCGACGGTAGACGTGATAGCCCTGCTGGCAGCCGTAATGGACATCGCCCCGGCCCGAGTGCTTGATCTCCAGGCGGGAGCGACAGACTCCGCAACGGGCGATGCCCGAGCACAATGCGGATGTCTTGCGCACTTTGCGCCACGAGGTTGCCTCCCGGCGTTTCGCCACAGCCTCGAACGTCGTCTCGTCCACCAACGGCTGCCAGCCCTGGCCGTAGTCCGTGCCCTTGTGCATGCGGTGGCCGAGGTAGGCCCGGTTGGTCAGCATGCAGCGGATCATCAGCAGCGTCCAACCGTTGCCGCGGTTGGTGCGCACACCCTCGCTAGTCAGCGTCTCCGCCAGCGATCCGAGTGATTGACCGCCGAGATAGCAAGTAAACACCCGACGCACGATCGGCGCCTGCTCGGGGTGTGGTTCCTGGCCGATCAGCGCGCCAGTGCGAGGGTCGTACACGCGGCGATAGCCGAACAGCACCTTGCCGTGAGGCCGACGTGCGGCAGCGCCCGCCTTGGCGGATCGCCGCACCCGGCCGGCTGTCTTGGCCGATTCGTATTCGGAGTCCACAGCATCTTCGAGCAAGCTGCGACGGTCGCGCGGGTTGGCGGGGTCGTAGATGCGGTGATGCTCGGTGACCGCGATCCGCACGCCAGTCGCTTCGCACAGATCGAGCAGCTCGACCCACTCGCCCACCTTGCGGCTGCCGCGGGACGCCTCCCACAGCACGAGCACGTCGGCGCCGAAAGCAGCAGCCCGCAAGTCGATGATGAGCTGACCGAAGTCGTCTCGGTGCCGGCCCGAGTAGCGGGATGCCGACGCCGCATCGCTGTAATGCTCACCCCAGGTGAAGTCCGACCAGGCCGCCCGGTTGTCGTCACGCTGCTCGGCGTTGGAGCGCTGTCGCCCGGAACGGTCCCGGCTGACGCGCAGATACTCGCGGGCAAGGGTCATGCCTCGTCGTCGGGTCCGGTGTAGTCCGGCCCGAACACCGCTTCGAGCGCGGCATCGAGCGGCCGAAAGTCGATGTCCTCGCGGTAGCCATGGTGGACCTCATGCATCACCTTCCGAGCTTCATCGGCAACTCGCACCAGCAGCTCTGCGCTTGCGTTGGTCATGGTGGGAGACTATCACTAAGCATCCTCAAAGAACTACTGCGGCGGTATTGACTCCTAGGCCAATCTAGACCAAACTGTGCCTAGATCGTTTACACGAGGAGTCACCATGAGCGCCACACACGAGCAGTTCATCCAGAAGGTGCGAGACCTAGTGCTCGACAACTCAGATCTCAAGCCCGAGCAGGCTGCCCAGCTCCACAACACCAAGCTGGTCTATGGCGTGGGCGCCGGCTGGTACCGCGGGATCACCTGCCACCAGGCATGGACCAACGGCGTCGGCACCGTCGATGTGGTCGAGATCGCCGCCACCGGTGAGGAGTCTTGGATCCAGCTCGCCGGTACCACCATCCACGAGCTGGCCCACGTGCTCGGCGGCCACGCCGCCGGCCACGGCTCCGAGTGGAAGGACCTAGCGGTCGCCCTCGGTTTCACCAAGCGGCCCGAGGCTGCTGGTCAGGTCTACCGCCTGGCGATGATCCGTCCGGCCCTACGCTTCGCGATTGCCGAGCTGGCCGCTGAGCTGGCCGATGGCTCTCCCGCCTTCCTGCTGACCTTGGTGGCGGTCGGTCGAGCGGTCCAGGCTCCCCGACCTTGCTCGCAGGGCACCGGCACCCGCGGCGGCACGTCCCGCGGCAAGGGGTCCGGCTCGCGGATGCGGTTGTGGGAGTGCTCCTGCGCCAAGCCCGTCAAGGTCCGGATCGCCTCGGACGACTTCGCCGCCCACTGCGATCGGTGCGGCCAAGCGTTCGTCAGACAGTCATGAACGCCGTCGAGCTGGAGCACGCACGAGGCCGGCTCGCCGGCATGGCCGACTGGCTCCGAGGCCGGTCCTACGCCGAGCAAGGCGAAGACGAGGCCAACGACCCCTGGCACCGCGGCTACGTCGAGGGTTGGGGGATCGGTGGCGCCGAAGACTTCGAGGCCGAGCTGCCGAGCCCGCCGAGCGAGCGAGCCATGACCCTGCGCTCGCAGGCCGAGGCCGACCGCGCTTGCGAGCGCGTCGGCTGGCGCACTATCCACAAGAATCGAAAGGACCAGTCATGATCAACCGCAAGCTAGTCACCATGTTCGTCGCCCTCGCCCTCGGCCTTGCCGCCTGCGGGGGAGGCAGCGCCCGAGACGAACCCGCACCCCAGCGGCCCGAGGATCGAAGCATCGATGACGTCCTCGGCGAAGATCCCGAGCGTGAGGATCGCGTCGTGGATGCCTATGCCGAGTGGACCCGCTGCATCGCCGCGGACGAGGTTCCCAATGCCGAGTGCCCCAACCCTGCTGGCGGAGCGAACCCACCCGACGAGGCCCCTTCCGCGTCCCCGACCGAGGCCGAGATCAACGCCGCCACGGTCATGGACCTCTACTCCATGTACGGCGCCGCCCCGTCCGGCTCCGACCTGGAAGCTCGGATCGAGGCCGAACTGACCGAGCGCGGCGAATTCGGCTGGCAATGACCATCCACGAGAAAGTCGTCACCCGCTATGAAGTCACCTGCGATGACTGTGGCGAATTCCTAGGCGAGTACGGCGACATTGCCGATGCCCGCTACCACGAACGACGCCACCAGACAAAGACCCATCCCAAAGGCCCTCGCTCTAGCCGAATGCCAGGTGCCACCAGAGATAGCTGAGCCCCAGCGCGAGAACGATCACGAGGCCGACACGACCCTTCGGCCCGAGTGAATCCCGTGTTGTCCAGAACAGCTCGGAGATCGTGTCCCAGCGCTGGCGCGTGAGGCTGGCCCATATCAGCAGGCCCACGCCCAGCGTCAGCGCCAGGACCTCGATCACCGTCGGGATCAGTGCGATCATCACGGCTCCGATCAGTCAGGGCGAGCTTCGATCTGCTCGCGAAGCTCCGAGATCTGCTGCTCCAACTCCTCGATTCGAGCTTCAAGCCTCATGACGTAGGCGACTTGTCGCAAGCTGACCTCGGTGTGCTTGAACTCGACCATCAGCCCGGATCGACCAGGCCCCAATGCTTCATGCACAAACCCAGTTACCGGCGCCGGCACCGCCGTTCCAGATCTCGGCCGCCTTGGCGTCCTGGACGGACGGAGGGGCGTCTGAGGCATGGCTGTAGCCGCCGTAACCGTCCCACGTGCCGTCAATGATCTGATAGGCGCCTGAAGCCGTGCTGGTCGGATTCTCGGCCGAGTAGTTACCGCCCGACTCACACATCACGATGTATTCGGGAATGGCCCAACCACTTGATGCTTGCGGCATCGGTACCGGAGCGGGCGACGGTACCGATCGACGTGCTTGCGGCGCTGATTCCGGCGCCGGCCGAGGCCGCGGCGGGGGTAGGGGTGGTGACCACGCGTACACGTCGAGATGACGACCGACCCTCATGACCCACCAATAGGCTCGGTGCCGAGCGTTGGGATCGGTCAGCACCTGCAAGTTGACCCGTTGTCCGGGGATGATCAAGTGAGGGTCGCGCAGCGCGTTGTTGAAGTTGTCGGCCCAAACGTAAGGCCAATAACTCCCGGCGATCTCCCCCAGGGTGTCGCCGGGTACCACCACGTAGACTCGATCGGGAACTGGAGCTGAGACCGGAGCCGGAGCTGCATGCCCTTCCGGCGGTTGAGCGCTGACGGCGCTGGCGCCACCAATGATCGTCGCCAGCGCGACCGCGATGATGGACAGGATCCGCTGCATCACGCGCTCCCCTTGGCTCGACGGGTTCGGAACGCGTCTACACGCGCTCGGGCGCCAGATCGGAGCGCTTCCAATGTCGTCTCGACGGCAGCATCCGCAGACTGCCGGTTGCGAGCCTGATAGACGCCAACCGCAGCGAGCCCGGCCATGACCAGCGCACCCGCTTCGGCGGCATCGACGCCGTTGCCGGCAAGCGACTCGCCCAACAGCGCGAACCAGCCGCCGAGCGCGACAAGGAACTTGGAGTATTGGAGCATTTCGCTATCCCTTTCCTTCACACCCGGCAGGGGGAGCCAGGTTGTCGTAGGTCCGATGGATCAACGCGATGGTCTCCGGGTCAGCCCCGGAATCGGTGGCGAGCTGGATCAGGATCGCTTCGTTGTCGTCCCGGTTGCGCAACGTCGCCAGGCAGTCGGTCGCCGCCTGATGTTCGATCGTTTCCTGGTTGGCGCGAGCCAATGCTCTCGTGTCCTGCGTGTTGCGCCATGACGTGTAGTTGGCCCAACCGGTGGCCGCGGTGAACGCCAGGATCCAACCGGTCAACGCGTGGCGGGGCAGGTCTCGCAGATTCCTGACCAGTTCCACCTAACGCCCCACGTAGAGGCCCAGCATGAACCCGAGCGAGCCGGCGGCGATCAGGCAGGACACCGCATAGCACCGGACCATGCGGAGCCAGCTCACGATTCGCCGTTTTTCCGATGATTCCGCTCCCAGGGGATCGAGAACGACAACCCCATAAGGCCGAGCCCGGCCGCCAGGATGTAGGGCACCGCCGAGGGGGAATCGCTCGCGCCCACTGCCAGGACCCAGCCGAGCATCACCGTGCCCACTCCCAGCCGCCATGCCCTGACGAATTGCAGCCACGTCGGTCCTTTCACCGGAGGGGGTCAGGCAGGAGGGGAAACGCTCGCCGGCACCACATCGGGGATGGCGTCCAGATCCGTCGCTGCCACCAGGAACGGCCGGTAGTTGCCGTTGCCGTCCTTGCCGTAGGCCTCAACGCCTGCCACGTCCACCAGGAAGTTGGCGTGTTCGAAACCGATGACCTCGCGCTTGACGAGGCCGTTGGTCACATACCAATGGCTCTCGCCAGAGCTGGGCTTTAGCAGGCGGCAGCGATGCGCCAACAGCTCACCGGTTGTGCCGTCGAGCCGTTGCACGATCGCCTTGTGGATGTCGATCAGCCAGGAGCGTTCGTTAGCGTCCAAATCTGTGTCCTCCGGATTGCGAGCCGTCGCTACGCGACGGGCAACTTCGGGCTGGATCTCGTGAATGATCTGCGAGATGCGGACATCGTCGGGACAGCACTTGCCGACGCTGGTCGAGCCGTTCAGGCAGCCCGACTGGCGCCACGGATCGATCGAGAGCCGGTGCCAGCCGATCCCGCCAAGCGGTAGGCACGATTCGCTCATCAGCACCGGGTTGCCGCCGAAGCGCAGGAACGTCCAGGTCAGATCCCGGATGTAGCCGGCCACCTGCGCGTCGGTGAACGGCGGCACGTGACCGCACTTACCGTCCCAATCCGCGAAGCCTGGTCCCCAGTCGGCGGTCTCGGACGCGATGACATAGGGATTCAGCTCCAGCGTCCCGGCGGCCCTGTACTCCAGCCCGGTCACCTGATAGGGGACGCCGAGCTGGTCGTAGTAGAGCTGCGTGTAGGGCTTGCCGACTTCGTTGTGATAGTTCCACGAACCGAGCCGCGTGCCCTTGCCCATGGTGTGGATGATCCAGGTCAGCGGCCCGACCCACGGCGTGGACGAGACGGTCCGCTCCGTGAACGGTTTCCACACCGCACCCGGCAGGCGCACGCCATCAGCCATCCGGGACCTCGCCCGGTGCGGCCAGCGGAGCGTCCTGATCCCAGCCGTCGGTGCATTCGAGGCCGGTGGCCTCATCCTCGATCTGATCGGCGTGGATCAGGTAATGAAGCTGCTGGGGCGTCAGATCAGCGACGGCCTCAAGATCGGCGTGCCGGCCGGCGAGAGCACTCTCGACATCGGTCACGCCGCGCAGCTTACCTAGGTCAAGGTAGGTCTAGGCGGTTTCGTAGACGAAGGTGGACAGGAAGGCGTCGCCCGATGCCCAGTCGAAAGGCGTGTTCTGGTCCCACCGCGCCGACGCGCCCGCGGTGACGAAATAGCGAGCCGTGCCCGTGTCGTCGGCCAGCAGCCCGAGCCCGGACCACCGGGACGACGCGCTCAGATCGGCCGCATTGCCGACGCACAGCCAGCCGGCGCTGGCGAGGCTGGAGTGACCGGTGGCCTTGTCCGCGAACGCGAACGGCAGCGAGTAGCCGATCTCGGCAGTGACGTCGCCGCCGGTGCCGAGCGCGAAGCCCATGTTCCCGACCACGAGCTTGCCCATCTTGTAGTACCAGCCGAACTTGACGCCGCCCGTGCCGAGCGTGACGCCGGACAGGGTCGGCGTGTACGCGGTCGAGGCCACGTCGAAGTCGAGCCCGATGATCTTCCAAACCGTGCCCGTGTAGCGCTTGAGCGACGACGTGGACTCGTCCCAAATGACATCGCCCTTGCGCGGGCTCGGCCACGACGCCGTCGTGGCAACATCGGTGATGCCCCCGGTGGCCCGAGCCGATGGCCGCAGGTCGGTGATGTCCTGCGGGCGCACGATCGTGCCACCGGCCTCGGTGGAGTCACGCACGAGCAGGCGGGCGAGCACCAGCGAATCCTCGGTGACGGTCGGATCGGCAGGCGACGCGGCCGGCGTGCCCACGATGATCTCCGGTGTCCATACGTCGCCGGTGAACGCCGCGAATGCCGCATCTTTGACCTGCGCCACGACGAGATCCTTACGGTCGAGCGTCGCATGCGCCGCAGACACCGTGAGATCGAAGGAGGCATCCAGCGGACAGATATACGCGCCCTGAGAGTTGTTCTGCGAACCCCGGACCGAGGCCATGCCTGGCGCGACGAAGACGTGGTTGTTGGGGGTGCCGTTGGCCGTGACCGCCATCGCGTCGGCAGTCAGCACCCCGTGCCCGCGGGCGGTCGCACCGATGCCCGGTGACACAGCCTCGAAGTTCGATCCGCCGAAGATCGCCGCCAGCATGTTGCGGGTATCGGCTCCGGCATAGGTCGGTGCCCCGGCCGACCCGTGGATGAACAGACATTTCTGCGCGGCCATTGCCACGGAGTCTAGGCCAAGCTAGATCTAGATCTTGATCATCACATTGACGGTCACGAACGGCGGGTTCGCCGTATTGGTGTCACCGGCGAGCGCGGTGCCGGTTGTCTCGGCAGCTCCAGCGCCCGCAGCCGCACCAGTCGAATGAGTCGACGTGTAGCCGGCCACGGTGATGCGCCGGCCACGCACGCCAGCCCCTGCCGCGAGCCAAGCCACCTGAGCGTGCGCCTGAGTGCCCGGCGTTGATCCCAGGTCGTGAATGTGGTCGATAGTGCCGCCAGTGCCACCCAGTGTCGAACCCGTGCCGGCAGCCGCCTTACCCAGCGGGAAGCGGCCTCGGAAGTCCGGCAGATTGAACGTGGCCGAACCGTCGCCAGCACCGTAGGCCGTACCGATCGCATCGAACAGTCCCGAGAAATCACTGCGGGAAACGGCGGAGCCATCGCATAGCAGCCAGCCGGTTGGTGCGGTCACCCGCCCCGTCGCTGTGATCGAGCCGGCCGGTATGGATGATCGCGTTTCCGCGACCGCCAGCCGGCGCTCCAGGTCACGGAGCTTGATCGTGAGATCGTCGCTGACCTGGCGCGTGCGTGGCATCAGCCGATCTCCTCGTCGTAGATCATGGTCACCGTCTCGACGCCACCGGTGTCGGGGATCGTCAGCCGAAAGCCGAGCGTGCGGACCGACGTGTCCACGCCATCGGGGAACCAGGGATCTTTGTTGGCGGGAACGATCAGGCGTGCGACATCACCGGGGTAGAAGGTGCCGATCTCGGCGTCGAGGTTCGACGCGTAGATCTCGACTTCGATGATCTCGTGGTTCAGGCTCGCCGCCAGCAGTGCGCCCGCCTGTGCGCTCAATGGCGGCTGCGCCGTCTCGTCGCTCAGCGCGATCGAAGATGTCATCTTCGGTCCCCATTCCACCGACGTGGCCCGCGAGAACGGTCGGAGGACCTCATCGCCCCGCCCGAACGCCAGCGCGTCGTTGGCACGCAGGTCCCCGCGACGATCGACCTTCAACGAGGCGACGTTGGCGCCGTACTTGGCAACGATGTTGGTCGAGCCGCCTAAGAACGCACGGGCCGTCCATATCCGCTCAAATCCCGATGCGCCCAGCCGGACATCGGTGCGGTAGTCGAACCCGTCGATCCCGTTCGCTAGCTCCAGCACCGCATCCCCGACTTTCTTGTCCTCACTACCGAGGTAGGTCTTGCTGACGATCGCAGTGGCCTCGGTGCCGACATCGAACGTCAGGCCGATGTCATTGATCCCGGCCATCAATGCCTGAGCGATCGCCATGACAGGCATGCTCGTGTAAACAACGGGCGTGCTGACGCTCGCGCCCTCGACGTTGCGCCGTCGCGCGTAGGACGACAGCTCGGCACCGCTGATCGAGATGATCTGATTCTCTGTGTCGTAGTTCTGTCGCCAGGTGATCCAACACCCGAGTGGCGTGCCGTCGCGCAGGACGTAGATGCATGTCGTGGCGCGATCGGTGGCCTCTTTCCACAGCACCGCGAGCGCTCGATTCTCGACGTTGACCGGTGGCGGGAGCTTGAGCGCGGCACCGAACTCACCGGCCGCGTTTAAACGACGCTCCAGGAATACGCCGGTCAGCGGCAGCTCGGCAATGAGATCGCCCGGGGCGGCGAGCTGGGCTGCCAGGTAGCGGTACTGGGCCATCAGGTCAGCGACCACCAGGCATCACGCCAGGAAAAAGTCAACGCGCCTGCCCCGTTGTCGGTGGAAAAGAAGATCTCATTGGAGCCCGGCAGCAGGTCGAACCACGTCGAGTCGGCAGCGATGAGTCCGAACCGGCTGGCGGTTCCACCGATGACGGCGGTATGGCGCGCGGGATGCGAATCGATCGTCAGCACTTCACCGGCCGCCAGCGTGCCATCCCAGCGGACACGACCACCGAAATGATCAGCGATCGTCACACCGACGCAAGGCCCCTGGACTATCGCGATCCAGGGCGCCGGCGCGGTACCGACATTGGACACGGCGACGACGCCGCCGCTACCGATCGTGCCGAAGTTGAAGGGAAAGGTGAACGTGAAAGTGAAACCACCAGAGACGGTCGGCGCCCCAGTGGCTACGGCGTGCTCGGCATCGCTATAGATCAGCGGATCGTTGGCGACGAGCTGAAGCGTGGCGAGCATGTAACCGTCGAGGTTGGGATTCGGCATCGGGACGTTGCGACGGCGCGGCCGGCAGTTGACCCGCATCACCGGCAGCGACGGATCCGCCTGGAAGGACAGCGGCAGATCGTCGGATCGTCGCGCCAGCGCGGCCGACAGGTCGAGCAACGCCGCCAGCAGCGTGGCCCGGCTCGACTCCACGAAGGTCAGCTCGAATTCGATCGAGCGAGCGTCGAGCAGGTCGATGCCACCAAGCGCGCCGTCCCGGCCCGGCACCGGGCTGTCCGAGGTTCGCATCGGCGGCGTGTCGAGCCCGGTCACATCCGTCACCCTGGCCGTGGTGCCGGCGCCCCAGGCCGCGCCGTTGAAGCTGTAGGTCGTCATCCCGCCACCTTCCATTGCCAGGCGACTTCATCGCCCACGTCGCGCGCGATGCGCCGGACGTCATAGGTGGTCGAGACGTAGAAGTTCTGCGTTGGTCCCGAGCGTCCGCCGCCCTTGACTTCCTGGCGCATGACCTCGGCGAAGCGCGCCGGCAGCACCATCTCGCCCGCGTGCAAACGCGCCCATTCGTTCTGCGTCTCCCAGGCCCCACGTTCGTAATAGGAGTGCCCGGGGCCGAGCTGGACATGCCACGGCTCGCCACGTACCGGGAAGATCAGGCCGAGCTGGCGGGCGATGTTGTGCATTAGCGGATAGGGACCTCGAAGATCTGCGGCAAGTCCACGTTCGTGCATCGACGTCCCAGGCCGAGCAACGACCGGAGGCCGCTTCCCTCGGGCCAGATATTGGTTGTAAAGCACCTGCTGCTGGGCATTGGAACGGCGGCCAGAGATGATCGAGATCTTGCCGCCGCTGATACTGATCAGCTGAGCGACTAAGGAATCGAGAGGCTCGGCCAGTCCGTGAAGTCCGGGCTTGCCGCCCAACGCTCCGGTGATACCCCCCCATGCCGTCTTGAGTGCTCCGGTGAACTTGCCGGCCAGACCTCCCAGGAACTTCATGACCGAGCCGACGCCAAGGCCGAGCCCCTTGGTGATGCCCTTGAGAATCCACTTGCCGGCCCTGACCGCCCACGCCGGTGGCGAGTGGATCCCGAGGATGCCCAGGATCTTGCCTGGCACATCCTTGAACCATTTAACGATGGTCCCCCAATACTGCGTGAAACCCGACCGCAGCCCCCGCAGGATGTTCTTGCCGCCTTCGACCAGCCAGGTGATGGCCTTGGCGAAGAACCCGCCGACGGCGGCCTTACGCCCGCCGAGCCACGCCGCCGTTACGGCCCAGGCGGCGGTTAGCCCATTGGCAAGTCCCCGGATTACGTTCTTGCCCGCCTGGAGGAGCCAGGAGCCGGCGGAGGCGAAGAACCCGACAAGCTGATTCTTCCAGCCGACGATGGTCCGAATGATGGCGGCGACGGCGTTTGTGAATACCCGCTTGATGGTGTCCCAGTGCTTGATGACCAAGGCCACCACGACACCGAGAGGCCCCAGCAGAATGCCGATGATCAGCGGCCAGTTGCGCTTGAGGAAATTGACCACGGCCCCCGCGGCAGCCGTGACAAAGCGCTTGATCTTGTCCCAGTTGGCGATGATGAGGATCGCCGCCGCCGCGACCGCCGCGACGATGATCGAGATCGGCCCCCCGGCGATTATCCAGGCGAGCGCCACCTTGGCGCCGGCCAGCAGCGCCTGAACGCCCATCCACGCGAACTTGGCGGCAATCTGACCGATCGCCTTACCGATGATGGGCGCGAGTCCCTTGGCTGCCCCGGCCATCCCGAGCGTCGCAATCTGCGTGCTGGTGTTGGCGCCTACGAAGGCGTCACCCAGCCGATCGAGGATCGGGAGCACCTTGTCCCCGATGACCTTGCCGATCCTGATCGCGGCCGGTAGCCATTCGTCTCGGATCGCTGGCACCAGCACGTTGGCGATCCAGTTCGCAAGCTTGGCGATCGCCGGTACAAGTTTCTGCTGGATCAGCGGCACGCCTTTGGTCAGCATCCAATTGGCGAACTGATCGACGTAGGGCAGGAGGACGCCGCCGATCATCTCGGCAACATTGCCGAACGCCACCTTGAGCTTGCTGGTGGCGGTCGCCTGCGCCGCGGCCGAGCCGCCGAACTCGGCGGTCAGCTCTGCCAGGATGAGTTTCTGAGCCCCGAGCACGTTGCCCGAGGCGACCATCGCCTTGACCTGATCCTGCTGCTGCTGCGTGAAGCTCACGCCCACTCGGCGCAGCGCGGTCATGCCCTTGATCGGATCGTTCAGCGCCTTGCCGACCTGAATGGTCGAGGACTGGAGATCTTGCCCGAGCGCCACCGACATATCGAGGGTCGCGGCGGTCGCCTGATTAAAGATGTCATTGCCCTTACCGACCTCATTGCGGACCTTGGTAAAGGTCAGCAAGACGTTCTCGCCCGACTGGATCACCTCATCATCGATGCCGGCCTTATTGGAGAGCTGCGTTGCCAGCGCGCTGACCCCGGCGGCCGAGACGTTGGCAGCGCCACCCGTCGATTTGAGCACCGCGTTGGTCTGATTCGAGACCCGACGCGTCTCCTCGGCCGCCTGGACGAAATCGATCCCCATCTTGACGCCAAGGGCAGCAACGCCAAGGGCAGCGATTCCCGCCGCAGCCTTGAGCTTGCTGAATCCCCCCTGGACGCCGCGCGTATCGACGTCGACCTTGACCAATAAATTAGCCAGCGTCGTCGCCACGAACCGTGCCTCCGAACTGGTGCGTGAGCGCGATCATGAGCTTGCGCATCGCTTCTGGAGTCCGTGCCCCCGGTCGATCCCATTGCACCATGAAATCGCTCGGCTTGAAATGGCGGGAGGACTTGCCCCGGTTCACATTGGCGATCGTAGCGGCGACGATTCCCGCCTGAATGTCTCCACGGATCGCCCCGAGCGGACCGTCAATGTGCTCGAATGCCGCCCAGTCGGTCAGCTCCTGCGCCGAGCACTTACCCAGCAGCTCGACCACCGTCATGCCGAGATGTTCGGCTAGTCGATGGTAGAACCGTCGTTCAGGACGATCCCGAAGTTTCCCTCCGCCCTCGTCACGGCGCCTTCGGTCATGCCCGACAGTTCTTGCGCCATGTCGAACAATCGATCGATCACCTTCCCCGCCTTGGCGCCAAGCTGAGCGGCCTCATCGTCGCGGAAGATCCGCTCGTCGGTCTCGGGATCATAGAGGCACTTCACGACGAGACGGGAACGGAAGTCCCGAAGTTGGACCTCCATGTCCTTGCCACCCTGACTGAGCTTGACAGCCTTCGCTTCGTACGCATCCCGCTCGGTGCCCGTCATCCCGCGGACGCGGACCTTGACGCCCCATTCCTTGACATCCAAATCCTCGAAAGGCCGATCGTCCGCCGCGAGGATCTGAGCCTTGAGGCCGTCAGCTCGACTGCCCTTGAGATCCAATTCGTCACTCATGACGTCACTCTCATGCGAAGGTCGGGTTACCGGAAATCTTGAACGAGAAATCGGCCGACATCTTGTCGTCGTACGGGTACTCATGGCCCATGCCGGTGAGGAAGGCGGCGAAGGTCCAAGTGCCGCCTGGAGGGTTCGGCAGAACGATCTGGTAATTACGCGGCAGGGCGTCCTGGAAATCGTCTTTGAGTGGCAGATGGATGGCAGGATCCCAATTGACCGTGAAGGTGACTTCGCCCGGATTCTTCAATCCGCCGACGAACTCCCTGAACCCCTCGGCAGAATCATGCGAACTGACATCGATCGTGTCTCGTTCCAGTCCCGGTCCCGTGATGTTGGTTGCCTCACCGATCGTGCTGAACACTTCGGGATTGGCGCCGTCGCCCCTCTGGAACTGCGTCCCGAATGCGCTATATCCGGCCATTCGCTCACTCCTGCTCGGTAGCTGTCCGCAAGCGTACCAAGGCCCGCCGCAGTGTGGGCTGAGGGTCCCTCAACGTCTGATCGAAATCAAACCGTGTTTCGACGTGGTGGAAGCCCTCGATCTCCAGCGGTTGATGATCGAATAGCTGGATCAGCCGATTCTTGATCTGGTGAACCTGCCGGAATCCGCGTTCGTCGCTCCAGACCGAAAGCGTCGAGACCGTGAGCCAGCCGATCGAGCCGTGCGCGTTGTCCGGCGTGGTGAACGCCTCACCGATCACGACATACGGCCGCTCCGCCTCCTCTGGCACATAGTCGTAGACGCCGGCGCCGAGCGTCTGTTTCAGCTCGTTATCGGCCGAGGCGATCGCGTAGATCGCCTCCTGGATCGGCAGCGTCGGGGAGAATGTTTCGGGCGGTTGCGTCATAGCCGTCGCAGGTTCCTGCGGATCTTGGCGGCGACGTCCCTTGCGAAGTGGTTGCCGGTAATGGCTGCCGCTCTCGATCCAGCCGGCTGCGCCGGACGTGAGAACGTGCCGAACTCCACGAACGGCGCGTAGCCGATGTCGCTGTAGGCACCATCGTCGTCGGCTTGGATCGAATCTCGGTAGGCGCCGGTCTCCACCGGAGCACCCTGGAGCCATTCCTCGACCACAGCCTCAGCGCCGTCCCGCTGCGCCTCGGTGGCCGCCTCGATCGTGAACACGGCGGCCTCGACCAGCTTGCGATTGAGCTTCGCCATACCCTCGACCCTGACGGCCATTTATCCGCCCGCCTCGACTCGGCGAGCCGTCACCCGTAGGCGGCCGAATGGCTGGGGATAAGTCACCGATGCCGTGAGCACTAACAGCCGGTCGGCGTCCCGGTGCAGCTCGTCGTTCCGGTCGATGTCGGCTCGGACATTGAAGTAACCGGTATGCGTGTGTTCGGCACCGGCCACCTGCGCTTGAATCAGCTCTCGGCCTACAAGCTCGCGCACGTCGCCGCGCGCGGTGGCAACTTGAACCATCGTGATCGTCTGTCCGCCCGCACCGTCATCGATAGGAACCGGCCGGTGGATCTCCCAGGTCGAGTATCCGCGCATCAGCCCACCTTCGGTTTGGTGTGGCGACCGATGCGCAGCATCCGGGCGATGTCATTGTCCACGAACGGCACGCCAGTCGTCCCACTCTCGGCCATGAACAAGATCGCATCAGGCGAGCGCCGTCGAGCGAACAGCCGACTTGCCAGCATGAGCGCGCCCAGCTCCAGCGTCTCAGCTTCGATCTCGCCCTGGAGCGAATAGGTAGCCGGTTCCACGAGCACGCCATCGTCGTCGGTGACGAAAGCGTCTTTGCGCACCCGCTGGACGAAACGGATCGCCGCGTTTAGACGACGTGTCAGTGCGGCATCGTCCTCCGTCTCCATGTCGGGAATGGCGAGATCATCTTTCAGTTGGATCAATGCCGGAGGCCACGACATGGCTCCAGCCTATTGCTCCGACCGGCGTAGAACCGCGATCCAGCGAGCACCAGATTTCTGCCAGACGGCAGCCGGCGGACGAGGATCGATGCCCGCCTCCAGCACCGCATCGATGCCCACGAAGGTGAGGGTCGCGGGATCAACATCGATCGCACCGCTGGCGATGGCCAGCACCGCATCGACGCCCACCAGATTCAGGATCGCGGTATCGACCAGGACGATCAGTCCGGTGGTGAGCACGGCATCCTGACCGACTAGCGCCAGAATCGCCGGATCGGCCGCCAGGATCGCCGCTCCCGTGCCGCCGAGGGTCGGGGTGATGCCCAGCACCTGGAGCACCGCGGGATCGGCTACAGCGGCCGCAGAGCCCGTCCCGGCGAAAGTCGCTTGGATGCCCGACAGGACAAGCGTGGCGACATCCGCGATCCGATCCGCGGTGCCGGTTCCGGCCAGGGTGCCATCCACGCCGGTCAGGATCAGGGTCGCCGGATCGACCGCGACGATCAGGCCCGCGGTGGCGAGATCGGCCTCAACACCGAGCAGGGTGAGGATGGCGACATCGGCAGTAACGCTCGCCGTGCCCGAACCGGCCAGCGCGGGATCGACGCCAGTCAGGATCAGCGTGGCGACATCCGCTATCCGATCCGCTGAACCCGAACCGACAAACGTGGCATCGATGCCGGTCAGGGTGAGGATCGCCGAATCGACCGTGATATTGATCGGACCAGCAGCAGCGGCTTCTATTCGCCTTGACCGCCGAACGTTGCTGTTACGTGGCATCAGACCACGACGTCAGGCAGGTTCTTCCCAAAGGATCCAGGGAACGCTGTTGATGGAGACCGAGAAGGTGGTCCGTATCTTGAGGAAGCGGCCCGCCTTGACCGCTGGATGCCGCGCCTCGGGAAAGAAGACTCCATATCCGGTTTGAGGATGCACGAGCTGTCCATCGAGAAAGCGAACGCCGGTCTCGGTCGGGGAAGTCAGGTTGTAGGCGGTCAGCGCGGTGCCACCAACCGCCAGCGAAGCTTGCCCGTCCGTACCCTCCCACTCCTCCGGCGTGAGACTGGTGCCCGCAGTGCTGGCCACCGCGCAATCCACTAGTGAAGCCTCACCCGGAGGATCAGCGGCTGCCACGCCAGCGAAGCTGATCCCCCATCCGTGGATTCGGATATCCGTACCCGCGGGAGCAACCTGGAGAACACTTTTCAGCGCAGTTGTAGTGGCCACCGTGAGCAGATCGAACGGCGCCGCCGTGTCTCGGGGAATCGCCATATAGAGGGTTCCCATTAGCTGGACACTCCTACGACCAAGAGCCAGAGCGCGTCGTCAGACGGACTGGTCGGAATGGTGAGCACTGTACCGGCGATCGTCACCCGCACCGATGGTTGTCCCAATATCGCTGACGATGCCGCCTCGCTTGACGATGCTGAAATGGGTAGCAACATCAACCGTGTCGGCAGCATCAGCGTTCTTCACCGCATACAGAGCGGTCCTTCCGCACTGCCCGTCTTGATATACGCACTGAACCCGCTCAGGTGGAATCAATGCCATTTGCCTTGCCCTTCGTTCATGCGTAGATCGCTCTGCGCGCTCGTCTTGGCCTCTGTCGTGGTTGCCGCCGTTGCTTTGGACGCCCTGCCGCTGCGGCCGTCGTCACCCGGAGACGATAGAAGATCATCACGCCGGCACCGGTGGCCGCACCGGTGGTAAGCACGAAGTTGCCATCCGGGCCGGCGCTCGCCGTCCCTGACGTGTAGGTCTGGTCGATGCTGTGACCGCGTAGGTCGGTGCCGCCAGAAGTTGTACCGTTCCACCGGGTGGTGGCGGCCCCGAACGTGATCCCGGCCACGGTCACGGTCATCGGCACCGTCGGCGTACCGACGTCGCCGTTGATCGCGGCGAACGCCCCGAGCCAGTCCCCGGAAACGAAATCGATCGTCGTGGCCGACGCCGCCGGGTCGATCCCGGTAGAACCGATGGTGTCGTCTACGGCGGTGGCGCAGACCGGCGTATCCCAGGTTTCGCCGGCGGCCTTCGAGTAGGAGGCGGCGCCGACCATCGTGATGTTCGGGAGACCCGACAGATCGATCGTCGGCATCGTCCAGACGCCGTCGTACTCACGGAAGAACAGGGCCGCCCGGATGTTCCCGGCGTCGTTACCCGAGTCGGTTAGCCCGGTGTTGTTGGCCTCATTGTTGGCCGGGTCCTGCCAGTCGGTCGGTGGGTTGGTGGCGATGGTGGTCGACGCGTACTTGACGATGACCCCGTACACGACCATGTCACCGGCCAGCGTGCCGGTCGGCAACGCCGGTGCCGATGTCGGATCGGTCGCACCGCCCGAGGCGATCTGCGTGATCGCCCGAAAGCCGATCGCCACGGTCGGCCTCGCTTAGACGCCGCGCACCAAGTCAGTGATGGTGAGCGTCAGATCAGAGCCGTTAGTCGGCACCGGCGTAGCGAACAGGATCACGCCCATGAGCTGGCGGGTCGTGTCGTTCGTGTCGGTCGTGCAGTCGCCCCAGAACGCGCCGTAAATCGTCTCGCCGCTCGTGGCGGCCGTCCAGACGACGTTCGCCGCGTCCAGGTTGGCGCGGTTGTTGGTGTCATCCTCGGCCGTGCCCGAACGGGTCAGGTCTTTGCGGACGTACCAACCGCCGGTCGGTCGGGCCACGCCGGACAGCGCCACCAACTCACCGAAGGTGTTGAGATCCTGGACCTCCGCCTCGGTGTCGATCGCCACGGGGATCGAGGCCCCCTGCAGCAGCTCGATCTTGATCGCGGTCGCGGCGGCGTCGTCCCATTGCCCCTGGCAGAGCAGGAGTTTCCCCCGATTTGTCAGCCAATGCGAGATAGTGAGACACTCCCTAAGCGGCGTGAGGTATGCTCACGAATATGAACGTATGTGTCATCAAGAACTGCGAGAAATCCCGAACGAGCCTCGGTCTGTGTCGCATGCACTATCAGCGATGGCGCCGACTCGGAACCTTCGAGGACGCCCGACGACGTCTTGACGGTGCAACCCGTGCGGAGAGACTGGCCGCCTACACCGATCGAACTGGTGGCCCGAATACCTGCTGGCCATGGACCGGAGCCAAGAACGCCTCTGGGTATGGAGTGATCACAAACAGGGATGGCGGGACAGCGATTGCTTCTCGCGCCGCCTATGAACTCACCCATGACGTCGAACTCGACCGATGGACCGTCGTCATGCATCTCTGCAACAACCCGTCGTGCTGCAATCCTTGGCATCTTCGGGCAGGAACGATGGCCGAGAACCAGGCGTACATGGCTGCAAGTGCGCGAACACGCCGAGGCGAGGCGAATCCTCGGGCGAAGCTCAGCAACACCGACGCGGCCCACATGCGAGCACTGCGAGCGGAAGGCTGGAAGCTCACAGCGTTGGCCGAACGATTCGACGTCAGCCAGGCACAGGTGTCCCGAATCTGCAACGGACGACGACGAACGATGTGACATCACCGGTTGGCCTCGGCGATCCGTCGCTCGATCTCGCGCTGCTTAGCATTGGCCGAGGCCTTGCCCCCTACCGGCTCAGGCTCGGCCGCCGGCGCGCCGGTAGTGGATTCGGTGTCAGGCTCGGAGAGATCCGCAGGCCGGCCTGACGGATCGCTGTCCGATGCCCGGGATGCCGTCCGCTTGCGCTCGGCCATGACGGCTAGCGAGCGATTCGGACCAGGCCCACCGTGACGCTGGTCACCGCGGAATAGCTGATCTGTGCCAGCGAACCGACCACCCGGCCGATGAGCGGAAAGACCGCGATGCCGGTGGTCGCCGGCACGATCTGTGAGACGTCCGCGATGGCGAGACCGCTGACCGTGCCCGGCGTGACGATGGTGACCGTCTTGGTGGACGCGTCGGCGTTCTTGACGACCAGCGCCACGCCCACGCCGGTTGGCGCCACGTCACCTCCCGCCGTGGCGGCGACGAAGTTTATGTTCGCCAACCCGGAAGCCGGTGCGTCTTGGATTACTAGGACTGCCATTCGTCATCCCTCATTTCGACATCCGGACTGCGGCCACGGTCTGTGATGTGACCGCGGACGAGACGATGCTGCACACCGCACCGAAATGCTTGCGCCTGATCGGAAAGACGGCGGTCGCGCCCGCAGCTACGGCGAGCAGCGCCAGCCCGTCGACGGTGACGTTGTGGGAGGCCGCGTCGGCATTCTTGACTACGACGACCACGCCGAGATCCCAGCCAGCGCCACGGCCACAGTCGCTCGTGTCAACCGTGTCGGTGGCGGCTGACGCAGTGAAGGTGGGAGCCAGGCCGGCACTCGCGTCCTGGATGGCAAGCAACGCCATTGCTCAGCCCTCTTTCGCCTTAGCCTTGGCCTCCGCCTCGCGCGGCGTCAGCTCGGCTGCCGGCACGCCCCAGCCGGCCGCCCTATCGCCGCCGTGGTCCGGGCACTCGTGGTCGACCAGTACCTGACCGCAGATGTTGCACGTCTCGATCGGGGGAGCGCTCGCAGGCTCGACATCGGCATAGATGGTGTGACCACCGGCCTCGATCTTGCGCCGGCGCGGTGCCGCTTTCTTGGCGAAGGGTGCCTCCGCCGTCCTGGAGGCACCCTTCGCCGCTCCCGCTCCAGGAGATTTCTGCTCGGCCATGATCAGGACGACCGGTTGATCGCAGCGATGCCCGAAGGCCGGAGGACCTTGCTGGCGAAGTAGGCGAACAGCGCCAGCTCGATCAGCGCCGGACCGACCTTTTCATCGAACCGGAAGGTCAGCAGTGGCGACTCCCACACCCAGAAGTCCGGACTGTTGACGATCATCACCACGTCGTCGCCTACCGCGTCGAGGATCGCCCAGGCCGGCACGAACGCCAGGCCATCCACGTTCCACGCCTGATCGATGGCGTTGCCGACACCGGATGCGTTGGTCGCCCCCACGCTCGGGAAAAGCGGATGGTTGGTCGTGTCCTTCACCCGGGCCATGTAGACGGTCGCCGTCTGGTTCATGACCGCACCGTCCGGCGAGGCGAAGCGCACGAACGGATAGGTGGCGAGGAGCTGGCGCAGCGACTCGGCCAGAGTGGTGTCCGTAAACGTGGTGAGCTGCGCGTTAGTCGCGGAGATCACCAGCGAACCCGTCGCCTGATCCTTGAGCGCCGTGTAGGCCTTGCCCTCGGTCTGACGGTTGTAGGACTCCCGCATTGTCCCCAGCGCGATGGCGTCGATGGCAGGGTTCGCGGCGTCCACGATCTCTCGCGTGAGCTGGAACGAACCCGAGACCGCACCCGGTGACACCGTGACCGAATCGAGCACCATCGTGGCGCCGGTGGGGTTGGTGCCCTCGACGTGATCAGCCGTCGCACCCGTGGACGACACGAAACGGGGCACCGTGAACGGCGTCGCATCGGTGATCGTGCCGCGGGATCCCAGTGCCACCAGAGGCCGACCTCGGCGCAACTCATTGACGAACAGATCGGGCCGATAGCCGGGAGGGATGACCTGTGATGCGTTGGACGTGGTAACGGCGAACATCTCGCGGGCGCCGGGCGGCATCCGCTGGAGCAACTTCACCATGTCTCGCTGCTGCTCTTGGAACTTGCGCAGGCGCTCGACGGCATCGAAGTCGCGCTCCTGGTTGGCCCGCCAGAAATCTCTCACCATCGAATGGTTGTGGGGATCACCATCGAAGCGGTATACGGGCGGCTCGGAAACCACCTTGAGCCGAGCGCGGGAGAACTCCTGCTCGACCATGGCGTTGGCGCCCTCCAACCGCGCATAGCTGGCAGCGAAGGCGTCAGAGACGATCTTTTCGTGCGACTCGGTGAGCTTCTTGGTGACCGTCTCGAAGGATTCGGTCAGCTTGTCGGTGACCACTTCGAAGCGCTTATTCAGCTCCTCCTCGAAGCGCTCCCTGGCGGCATCCGGCGAATCAAGGACGGTGGCCTTGCCATCGCCTTGGCCCTTGCCATTGCCTTGGGCGCCGCCCTTATCTTTCTCGTCGGCCATCTTTGCTCCCGATCGCTCGGCCAGTACGGACGCGACTCTAGCGTCATCGAAGCTGGGATATGCGGTAATCGTCGTCTCGACCAGCGGCACTTTGGCGAACACGCGCCGCACACGGGCCGAGTCATACTCCCAGGCATCGGGATCGATGGATGGTCCGACCGAGAATCCGTCGAGAATGCCATCAGCCGCCCCTGCCAAAACCTCGTCGCCAGTCGGGCCTTGCATGACGTAGAACTCGCCCCAAAGCCCATCCTCGCGGTCATCGAACCCGAGCGCCTTGCCGACCGGCTTGTGCATGTCGTGGTCGCGCAGCAACTTGATCCGATCGAGCCTTACCGGCAGCCCTATCGAACCACGCTCGAAGCGCCATTGATAGCCGCCCGAGCTTGCCACCTTGTTCCATGGCACGACCATCCCGGAGATGCGCCGCCGCGGCCGATCGATCTCGAAATGAACGTCAACAGCAGGGAACTCGAAGTGCAGGACATCACCGCTGCCGTCGTCGTCTGCGCTCATCGATCCACTCCGCTCGGAAGCATACAGCGCCGCTTGCTGAGCCCTGGCCTTCTCCTTGGTCGCGTGACAACCCTCCAGTTCGTTGTCAGCGTCCTTGACGACGCCATAGGGCCTCGATACCGGGCAACGGTCATCTCGTCTGATACTCCACGGCATGGTTCAGGCGACCTCGACCGGCTCCTTGCCATTGCCATTGGGGGATGGCGCCGCTGTCCCGTGCGCGTTTACAACCGTCGTTGCCACCGGAGGCACCGCCGGCTTGCGCTCGGCTTTTTCGTCGTCGGACAGCGGCGGCCGATGTTCCGCCCGACGGACCTCGGCCACGGTGACGGCGCCAGCCTTAATACCGATCCTGTAGGCCTCAAAGCGGGTCTTGGTATCGGCCCGCAGGAACGCCGAGACATCGAACTCCGCGCGAATGCCCCGCGGCAGGACATCATTCTTGGACAGCCGTTGCTCGATCGCGGCCAGGTATGGCGAATGCACGAGATCGACCAGGTCGAAGCGCCGTTGTTCAACGTTCTGGTAGGTGTGCGATGACGTGGTGTCCACACCCATATCCATAGGATCAAGACCGACCGCCCGAGCGATCTCCAGCACGGCATGCTGGCGAGCCTGCGCGAGCTGGAGCTGTTCGGGCGTCCATTGCAAGGTGTTCAGATCCAGCGACCATGGCACATAGCCCCAGGAGTGCGTTCTGCGCGCCGCCGCCCAATCGTTGAGCAATTCGGTGACCTCGGTGTCCTCCAGCGGATCGGCATCCTCGCGATCGGTGAAATAACCGAGCGGCACCGGCTCGCCCGCCATCAACTCAGCCGCCTTGTCGAGCAGCAGGACGGTACGAATCGCCCGCGCGGCATGGACGAGCAGCGGCGGATTCGGGGAGACAAAGCGAATGACCTCAAACGGCGCCATCGGCAGGCCGTCTATGAAGATCGGATCACGCGGTGAGAACTGGAGATCCTCGGACACAATCTCAGACGGCATGCCCAGGATCGCGTGCTGAGAGACGGCCCGGATGTTGACGTGGTGTCCCTCAACTGGAAAGCCCTCACCCGACATCCGGTCCACCCGCCAGTAGCTCTTGGACTCAAACAGCAGATCCTCGATCGTGGCCGCATAGACGAAGCAATCGGGGATCTGTGGCTGCATGTCGTAGCCGATCCAATTGCGCTCATCGATGTTGAAATCCTTGTCGTAGCAGTGGATCGGGAACCGTCCGGCGATGCCGGCGATCATGTTGCGAGCCTTGAGCACGGCCGGCACCGACAGGGCGTCCCGACGTGAGACCCGAGCACTGGACAGCCCCGCCAATATCTCCAGCAGAGCATCATCCGCCTGGAGCCCATCCGCTTGGAAGCGCTGCCGCGGCATGTCGGGAATGGATCCGCCCCAGTAAGCCGTGAACGGATTGCGCTCAGGCTCATTTACATGCGCACTCCACGGCCACCGCATGGCCGTAGCGTAGACGCCCGAATCAGATTGGGCGTGGTCCCGTCGTCACACCGGCTGCGATTCGGGCCGCATCCCAATCGTCACGGGCGGCGGGCGGCGGTACCGCCCCGACAACGGAACAGCCCGCGACTACCAGCAGGCATGCGATCACTGCGATGAAACGTCTCATGGGAACGCGCATCGTCAGATCCAGCAAACCGGATAGGAGTTGTCGGGCGCGTAGAACTGGATCAGGTTGTACTCCCACAACCATTGGAAGCAGTACCACTGACCAGTGATGGAATGCCGAAGCCCGCACTGGGTGATGTGGTCGGTCCCGAAATGGATGGTGCGCCATTCGCCGAGGAAAGAGCCGCCATAGCCGAGGGCGTTACGCCACCAGATACAGATGTCGTGCGACTGGCTCTGTGGCACCGTGTGATTGACGGTCGTCGGAGCTTGGGGGACGGCTGATGTCGCCTCGCTGATGGGTGACGGACCCGCGAACAGAGCAACAACGACGACCAGCGCGATGGCGATAAAACGCTTCATAGACCTAGAACCTAGCTGGATCTAGGTAGGTCTAGGCGGCATTCCCCTCAGGCGCCACGATGATCCGCCGACGCGCCCGGCGCGGCTTCGCGTTCAGCGCCAAATGCACCGCGCCGGCCACCGCGAAAGCACCGTCGATAGGTTCGATGCTGGCGCGGTCGAAGATCCACGAGGATTTCGAGCCGATGCGGTTGGTGCGGGCGATGTGTTCGTCCAGTAGCGGATCGCCCGGCTGGAGAATGCGCCGGTGGCGGACCTGATCGGCCAACGTCATGCACGCCTCGGCCACCGCCGCACCCTTGATCGCGACCGGAGTCGGTCGCAGCTTGCGCATGGTGGCGGACAGCACAGCACCGGGTCCGGTCGGGAACCAACCGATCACGCTCGGCCGCAGACGATCCACGAGATCCCAAATCTCGGCCCGAGCTGCCATCGTGTCATGCCAGGCACCGACCCTCGCCACCCGCAGCCGGCCATCGGTCAGGCGCGAGGCGGCCACCGCGGTGACGTGCATGCAGCTATCGGGAGACGCCTCGACGCAGAACACCGGCCGCTCGCTCAGCGGCACAGACGGGTCCTCGCCCGCCTGCCAGGCCGGCATGTCAACCGCCGCGTTCATGGCGTCCACGAACTGGCACAGGACCTCAGTGCGGAACACCGCGGGCGGATCGGTGCGGAACGACGAACGGATCGCCTCGATCGTCGGCCCACCCGGATAGCCGAGCGAAGGATTCGCCTGCGCCCACTCGGGTGAATCCAGCTCGTAGCCGGCCTCCTCGGTGGCCGACCATTCGGCGTGGAACAGCGACGGATCGCCGCCGCCGAGACTGATGCCCCGCAGATGGTTCAGCAGCAGCGAAGTCCGGTCTCCGGCATTCGACGTACACCAGATCTGCGCCCATGGTCCTGCCGCCATGGCGACCTTGGAGATCGCGGACCAACCAGCGAAATCAGTCTGCTCGCGCAGCTCATCGATATTGATCTCGCGCACATCCCATAGACCACGGCCGGCGCCACGGTTGAGCGCCTTGATCAGATAGCGAGGACCGAACTCCGAATCGAGCCGGAAATGCTCTTCGCCCAGCGTCTTGTGCCAGATCCCGACCCGATCCGCCGGATCGCCGGCACTGGGATCGAATCGCTCCCGGAGCACCGGATTGTCCAGCATCAGCGGCACCAGCCCCTGATTCATGACCTCTTTGGCCTGCGCGCGGTCCTGCGCCGTGCCAACGATCAGACGATCGTCACACTCATACAGTCGCCACAGCGTGAGCACCATCTTCAGCAGCGTCTTGCCGTTCTGGCGCGCCACCAGCACGAGCACGGTACGGAAGCGATAGCGCGTGCAGGTCTCGTCCAGCTCCAGCGCGTGGACCAGCAGCCAGCGCTGCCAGGGGTGCAACTTGATCCCGATGCGCTGCGCCCAGCGAATGACCTCGAAACCACGGGATGTCGCAGGCGACAAGCCGCAGCGGCAGGAGCACCCTGGTCGGATGCCGGCGTCCTCCCGCCGGCCGAGCAGCGGTGGCGTGTAGAGCCGCGGCAGCGTCGAGCCCTTCAATTGAAGTCGCCTCGTTCGATCATGGCGAGGATGTCTTGGCGAACGAGGATGAGGATGTCGCTCACTGAGAATCATTCTCACAGAGAGAGAGCCTGGCGG